TATTGCTCCTAATAAAGTATCTATTTCACTTGCGGGTGTTGGGACAAACCAAGACGGCGTTGTTCCGTTTGCTGCGCCCGTATTGTATTGCCAAAATTCTCCTGAGCTAATAAGCGGGTAAGCTATATCCGTAAACCCTAAAAGTCCTTCAATAAAAAATTGTATCGTTGGTAAATTTACCGCTTGGTCTACGCTTGAATAATCTAAGTCGCTTAATTTGTCTTCGCCGAATATATCTTTTAAGCTCGTTAATTGCCCGTAAAAAGTAATCGTATAGTTTTCGACTTGTCCGTTCTTTACGTTTGACTTTTCTAGTTGAATTCGTCCACGTCGAAAGGTAGTCATATCTATTTCAATATATCCGTCTTTACGTTCCTGAAAGTTATACGTGCCGTCAACGTCCGATTGGTAAAAGTGCTGAAAGATTGCGTTGTTTCTTGTTGTCGCTGGAATCGTAAACGCTTGCGAAAAGTCCGTACTCGTTTTAGAAATATCCGCTATGTTTTGAACGCTAGAATTTACTTCGATTGTTTCGTCGTTAAATAAATCTATTTGCTGCCCTTCAATAAAAACCCTTACTTCTCTTTTCATTAAATTACATTGTTTATCGTGTCAAACGCCATTTCGAAATCTAAAGAATAATTTATTTTTTTGTTGTTTATGTTCTTTTCTTTATTTATGCTTTTAGTGTTTATTCTTATTGGTAGTTTCGTGTTTCCTTTTACCCATAAAACCCGCTCACTAAGTAAAAGTTGTTGTAAGTTTTCGTTAAACGTTTCGTCAACCCAACCTGAATTAACTTTGTGTTTTATATTTCCGTTGTTGTTAAAGATTTGTTTTTGTCCTTCTTTAACGTCGTAAGTCAAAGCGTCAATTGTCATCATAAAATTATAAGGCGTGCTTTGAACTTCTAAATTTTCGTAACTTGCTTTGAAAAATGTTTCTCGTTGAAAACCGCCGTATTTATTTATAAAGTCCAAAACAATTGGTTCGTATTTGCACTCCGTAACGGGTCTAAAAGTACCCGCCCAAACTAAAACGTTTAAGTGAGAATAAATAGTTAATTCAGCTCCGTTTGCAATCATAGCGGGCGGTACTCTATACAAGTCGTAAACTTGGTTACTCGTTACCGTAAAACTTTGTATTGAGCCGTTCACTAAATCAGTATGGAATACTTGGTAATTTAATGGTAAATAAGCGGTTAAAGTTCCTGCTAAACTTTCACTTGTTGTTGGGTATGCTGGGTCGTAATAGTAATTATAATTCATTTGGTCGCCCAATGCAACAAACTTGCCTATCGAATAGTCTGGGTTTATTCCCATTTCATAATATCCGTAGCCGTCAAACGCTCGGTAGTTAGACGAATCTTGTGCGACATAGTTACCACCTATTAAATTGTAAGTATAAACATCAACCGCCGTAAATTCGTCGTATGGTGTTAATTGTAAGTTAACGTTTGCGTTGTCTGGGCTTGTCGGGTGTGTTATGTTTTCCCTTATATACGGACTTAGATTGTAAAGGGTAACGGTGTTGTTTGACGCTGGAATCAATTTACTTAACGTATAAGTCGGTGTTGCTGGCGGTGCTACGTTCGACTTGTAAATAAATATTTCGACTTTCGAACCTGTTTGCGTTGGGTCGTCAACTTCGATTATAAAAGGACTGCGAACGAAAATGTGGTCTTGTATAGGTAACGCCATTTTTAATTATTTTTTAAAGTTTTCTTTCATTATTGTATCAAATGTTTCTTGTGCTTCTAGTCCGTAGGCTTCAATCATTTCATCTGGTAATTTCTTAAATGCCTTTTCAAAAGGTGTGGTAAAAAATAAGCTCCTTGATATTCCTTGTCTAAAAACACTTTCTCGAACTGCGAACGGACTCAACCCCTTTGAGTTTGCCCATTGAGTAAAATGCTTAACGCTTGGTTTGTTTCCAATCTTAAAACTAAAAGGACTGCCTTTGCCTTTTTGTTTCCACATTTTGCCTTTGTTGTTTGTGCTTTTAAATTTACTTGTTGTTGCCCTTACACCCCCTACTCCTTTAACTCCTTGGTCTTGAAAAAACCCGTAATCAGTCATATCAAAAAATAGCCTTAACGAATTTGGCATTGCTTTAACTTCGCCACTAATTGAATCATAAAGTTTACGTGTGTGGTTCTTTTTTAACTTTGTTAAATTGCTACGAGCTTGTTGTATAACGTAATCCCTAAATTCTTCTAGAATAATTTGTTGTTCGTTTTTTTCCATTTTAACAAATAGTCATTTCGTTAGGAACTAAAACATCAAAGGTCATCGTCCAACCTGAAAGTAAATTTTCAAAGCGTTCCGTAAAAGGTTCGCAGTTTGGGTTTCCGTCAATCTGGAATAAGTCGTAGGCTAAACTACCGTGTAACATAATATCGTAGGCGCGGTTTAAGATAGCTAAGGTTGAATTTAAAGCGTCTTGGGTGTTGTCGTTGCCTAAATAAACATTCGTGTTTTCGTTCTTCGATATATCGACTAAATCCATTGCTATCAAAGAAATATTAAAGCGCAACACGTTTGTTTCAAATGAACAACTATTAACCATAATGTGAACAAGTGGGAAAATAGTTTGTTTAGCTAAATCAACTTGGAATATATCCCCTTCGCTTACTGAATTAACCAATGCATCTGCGTCAAAGTGTGTTTTTAATTTATCAATTGCCGTGTAAAAGCCTGTCATTTTTTTATGTATTTATTTAATTGCCTTTGTTCTATTTCGTTTTTTTGTTTCTCAAAAGTTAAGTATGTCAAACACTTAAGTAATCCCATTCGGGTAACTTCGTCAAATTTTGTGACATCTCCGTGAGCGAGTGCATAAATTGACTGATACCAACCCCATTGTCTTGAAAATTGTGTTGCTTCGCTAAAATCTCCAATACTTTCGGATTCTTCGTCTCCTGTTCTAAATAAACTATCGTAGCCGCTAACAATTCTTTTCCTAAATTCCAAAAAAAAACCGACGAACTTAATACAACTCCAATCGGTGCGAACTTCATTAAATCGGCAAATTCTGACGAACCTTTATACTCCATTATTTCGTGTCCGCCTTTTGTTTTTAGTTTAATTGGTCGGTACATTACCGCCATTGCTTTATGGTAAGTGTCCCAACTTTTCAGGTTTTCCTCAAGGTCTACATATTCCCCAAAACTTATATTTTGCAAGTCTGGAATAAATCCAAACTCAACGTTTTGAATCTTAAATGTCGGTGCAAACTTCGGGGTTTCGGAAAACAATTTATTAAAATGCTCAACTAATTTTCGTACTTCGCTAAACTTTATATTTACTATTTCTTTTAATTCTATTCCACAAAAGATTTGAATCATTTTTTCGGCTAACATTTCGTTGTCGTTAGTCGTTTCTTTTACCTTTACAAATTGCTGGTATTGCCCTAATGTAATTTCGTTTAAATCAGTCGGTATGGTTAATTCTAATTTCATATTTATATAATTAAGTTTTCGTTTTCTTGTTATAAGCTACTGCGATTTCGTAAGCGTATAAAAGCATTTCAAAATGTAATACAAACTTTCGTGAATCGCTCATATTTATTTTAACCCTTACCCCTTTACGCTGGTAAATATATTCTTCTACAACTGCAACCATTACGTTTAAATCGTTTGTCATCTTATTGAGTATTTTCCAAAGTTAGCGCTTTTCCCTAACGATTCCATTTCGTGGTAACGTAGCGCGTCAATCGTATGGTTAAAGTTGTCAATTGGTTTGTTCATTTGTTTGCCTGTCTTGTCCCTATCCCAACAATAAGCTCGTAGTTCTTTTATTAGATTTGTGCTTTGTGCGGTTACTAAATAGTTCTGGCTTTGCATTATTTGAATTCCAAAATTAACGCTGTCTTGTCCCTTTGTAACGCCTTTAATTAGTTGCCCTGTTCTTCTTATTTCCTCGATTGATTTGGGTTCGGAACTATCCGCGTAAGCTATTACGTTTTTTTGTAGCTTCTTCGCTATTTCATTATTCACTAATCCCGTTTGATAAACAATTTCGTTTACTATTCTTTGCCCGTTGTAATTGTATATTTCTATTATTGCCGTCGGGTCGTTTGTAAATCCAAAATCTAATCCGTAACCGATTAACTTTGCTTCCTTCGGTATCGTGTCAATCATTTTCCAATTACTGAATACAACGCCCTCAAGCATTCCTATTTCGCCTAAGCCATAAACCCGCCACCAATTCGCCCAATAACTGCTTGTCGACGCCTTAGAACGATTCTTTTCTATTTCCTTTACTATTCGTTCGTCGAGCGCTTCGTTGTCCTTATACGTCAAAATTAAAAAGTCGCTATCGTCTTCGTGTTTTAGTTCGGTATGCACCCAAAATTCGTTAGCGGGGTTAAAGTCTAAAAATATTTCCCGCTTGGTTCTTATTGATAGTTCGTTGTAAGCTTCAAACGTTACGTTGTTGCATTCGTTTATGTAAAGAATATCCCTTCGCGCCCCTCTTAGTTTGCTTGAATCGTCTGCGCTAAAAAATTCGATATAACTTCCGTTTCCGAAATCGTACCTAAGTAAAGATTTGTTAAAGCGCCCCTCAAAAAAACGGCTAGTCCATTTCATTATGTTTATGAAATCTTTTAGCGCTCCTCGTCGTAAGTGCGGTATTGATTCAGCTACTATGCTTATTTCTAAGTTTGGGGTTTTGGCTGCCTTGCTTATTAGTACAGGAATGATTCCAAAGGTTTTACCCGCACTTGTTCCGCCTTGAATTATTTTGATTCGTTTTTTTAACGCTATAATTTTATTAACCGCCGTTGTTCTAACTAACATCTGGGAATAAAGGTTGTTCTATATTCGTTTGTTCGATTTGTTGAACGGGTGCGCCGTAACCACT